CGCTCGTCGTATGGTATCAACACCTACACAGCCAGCGACTCCCACACTAGTGGGAGTCGCGATCATAATTTACAAAATAAAAGAAAGTTCCAAAAGTATTACGGAGTAGGCGGAGAAGATCAAGAAACTGCAGCAAACAATTTCAAATTCAACAAGAGCAATGTCAGGATGTATCAGTCTGGTATAGAAGGAAGTAGCATACCGCCATTGACGATGAAGCAATGCAAACTGAAAAAAGACATGTTCATCGAGTGCAGACTAAGAGCATTTGATGGAGTGTTTGACAGACCAGATCATTTAGATATGAGTGGGGTCATTGACGTTTATCACCGACGTAAAACTTTCGGAGCGACAATTTCTTTTAAACCAGAATACATTGACCCTCCATGTCTTAAATGGTTGGACGGACTGCAAAGTAAAAGAGATCATGAATGTCCAACTGGTAACAAAACTGAAGAACACTACCGAAAAGGGCTTCTCAAATACATGAAAAAGACGACAAATGGTATAGGTGATCCAGTGCATTTCATGTCAAATTACATTAGATACTACCCGGCCCAACACGTACCAAGAGTGGTCGACGGCATCCTCGAAGACAGACGTGGGTACTATTACCTTTGCAACAATTGTTCATCACTAATGTACATGCCGCTAGCAACTGCTATTTGCCCAACAGCCACAAAAAATGACATTTTGACGTTGCTTGAGAGATTCATCAATAAACAGAACAATGAATTTGGAATGCTAGATACGTCAGGTATTAATGTGGGTGATGAAGCGGCACTACTCGTGTTTCTTTTTCAAACCATGGACTATAAGTGTTTCAATTGTAACATGCGAATTGATGTAGCTAGTGATAAATCAATATACGAATTTTTCGAAACAATGGTCACCAACCGCAATCATTTAATACAAGGATTGACCCTCGAGCAGCTACTCACAATGTTGTATAGTGATAGACCACCGCCAGAAGAATTGAGAAAAGCAAACAGTAGATACACTGAACTCATGAACCAGCGTATCCGAGCCACGCTATTGCGGAGCCAAAGGCTGTTCTTGAACGCATTTGGTGCGATCCCACAGTCATATGTCCCGTGGGTCGGTAAACAAATGGAAACATCACAACGCATATCAGAAACACCAATGACAACATTTGAACTTGATGAAATTGATTTGATAACCGAAGTCTCATCACAAGTTGGTGGTGAACTCAAGTGCATTCCAAGCACATTGGGTGTCTACCATGCAACACACGATGTGTGTATCACATTACCGCACAGTGTGTGGTTGAGAAAAGTGAATGTAATAGACAGTAAAGTGATTCCATCAGTGAATGCGATATTGTTGGACAGTGGTTGTGCAACAAACTTCGATCTAGTTGAATGTATAAGAGAAGAACGCATGGTCCTCAGTGTTTACGGCAAACAAGAACACTTCAGAATGTTTGGTGGCTACAACGGTGGGAAAAAACTGTTCACAAGGGTTGGACATAGTGAGATGATGTGTGAATGGGACAGCAAACTGTGCTATATCGCGCGCAACTGCGCTGCCGTTGAATTAGACGGGAAAAAATACCAAGTCATCACAGTTGCTACAACGCAGACATGTTGCATAATTAGATTCAAGCGCTGTAATAGGTGGGTGCCAAGATACAATTTAGCAATCGGACCCCTCATGGTAAGGTTACCAAGCCTTTCTCTGAACTCACTAACTTCCACCATCGGTCTGTTTGGAGCTGATTGGAAGATGCAACGCATCGATCCACAGCTTGTGTACAGATTGGTAGTATGTGCGTTGGGAGGAAAGAAAACATCGGAAGCACTTGTCACATATTTAGCGGGCCTTTCAGCTACCAAATACTCGATAGGCGGCAAGGTTGTCGACCTAACTGGGATTGAGATCCAAGACGGTACACCCGAATTAATATACACTCTGATTTTGATGTGTGACGTTCGTAGAACCATCAAATGGATGGGACTGATTCTAGACTCAAACATCAATTGGCGAAAAGCTCGGGATGGTTTGTACAAACTGCTAATATCGCGGGTTTGCCATTCACTCCAACAGAGTACAAACAAATGGGGCAAAACAATATACGGAGCAATTGAATCAAGAATGGACCTCATGTACCAACGTGATGTGCAAAAGATACAACAGTCAGTGACAACAGATTTCTCAAACATTAGTCCGTTCAAATTGTTGGACGAGACAATTATGCTTGAAGACATTCCAACCACATGTGATGAAAGCTTGATTTGCAAACATCACAAAACGGATTGCAACCACGCAGGAGCAAGTTGCTGTGTGTGCTGTGGTATCGCCACAGCGGAATATGAAAATTATTGTAGTTGTTGTGTTGCCAGTTACCACTGTCAACATAAATGTGAACATGCATGCAATGTTGCCAGCCATCTGTGCACAATATGCGCGAGTGGAGGCATGTGTAGTGTCAAATCAAGATGCCAATGCTGTGGAGAATGGTACTGCGGTGTCAACTGCCCAGTGTGCCCAGTTGAGAGTGGTCAAATCCAAAATGTAATCATGAAATCAACAATGCAATTTCCAAAAACACGACAAACAAAACCGATGAAGATCAAGGTGGCCACCGAGTCCAAAACAGGTGATGACTTGGATCTCACATACATTAAAACCTTAAAGGACACTGACGCACCTGCTGTACTAAAGAAATATGTTGGTACGAAAAAACCGCGCACTGAAATTAAAGTGGATGATTTCACAATGAAGTTAGACAGACACGTCAAATTTGACAAGCCAAACAATCTGATAGTTACAGGAATGGACACCAGAATGTACTTTCCATATTTCTGCACAAAGGGTAGCCGCCAAGTGGTCAGAGCTGAGCTATACCAACACGACATAGTCGACCCTGTGCGCATGGACAAATACTGTGGATATGAATGCATAGCCAAACAGTCAAAATTAACAGTGGAGGAGTTGATTGACAATTACGGAGACCATGCGGAAACAACACTCGATCAGCTGCGGGTTATCTGTCTGGACATGCAACTGAATGTGGTCTTCAGCGTTGGACGCAATCAAAGTTATGTTGAACGATACGGTGGTTTTGATGACAAATTTATGCACATAGTACACTCAAGCGCAATACAAGACTCAGATGTAAAAACACACTGGTTGATATGTGGTCAAATCAAATTAAAGAAGTGGCCACCAGGATTCTGGGACGTATTAGATTACGGAGAGGTGAACAACCATGCTGACGGAAACAATGACACATACAACACGGTAGACATGGCGCAATTGGAAAGTGGTGACATCGACAGAGTGCGTTCAGAGTTGACAGAGTTACGAGACATTCGTGAAAAACGCATTGTTGGCTTGTATAACACGTCACCATTGGTGCGACAAGTTGATAACAAATTTTTCTTAAGCAATAGTGATGTGCACGATATCAGACATGGATGTGTGAATGTAGAAATAAATCCAAAATTCGCAGAACTTTGCCACGAGTGCTGTAACATCGACACACACACCTCAACAAGTTTAGCATCAATAGCAATGACGGAAGATTACGATTTAGAAAATGCTGAAGACAATTTCACAAATTATTGCAAATTCGTCATAATGAATTACCGCCAACTAAGATTGGATATCATTAGTGACCAAATTAATGTCAATTCGGAGGTGACAATTGAAACCAACAAAAGACTAATAGTGTTACCAAAGCAAATGATGGTAAAATCACAAGATATTGTAAGGTGTCAAACTGAAGGACACACTGAACACCTCGTGATTAATAAAGTTGGCGCAAATGCTGTCTGCGTATCAAATTTCATTGGAACACACAAAGTGACAAAATATGCTGCGTCACTTGGCTCTGCATTGCGAAACTTGGTTGTCGTGGCGCAAAGTTATGATTATGTCAAAAACTGGAAGAGTGCCAGGATTAACAAGTGTGTAAATGGCATTGGTGGCAGTGGAAAAACCCATTACATCAAACAAATTCCTGATCTCTCAGAGTATGTTATTGTATGTAAGCTGCGCTCAGCACTAGCTAACTTTAGCAAGAATAAAGTCAAGTGCATGACACTTGAACAGTACTTAATAGAGAGACCTAAAAACTCCAAAATTATAATAGACGAAGCTGGAGTCATGAGTGTGTCTGAAATGATCACAATGTGTCACATGCCAAACATGCAATTCCAGCTCTTTGGTGACAGAGATCAAATAGGAGCCATCGACACTTCTAACGTCACAGGATACAGGTCTGGTCAAACATTGCTTAATTATTATGACTGTGAATATTGGAACACAAGTTACAGATACGGTGAACCATACGCCAGTGAGGTGCTGAAAGAAATGTACCCAGACATCGTCTCAAAGGCGGACCACAAAACTACATGGGAAATCAGAAAAATCAAAGAACTTGGTGAGGTGGCAGATCTGATCAAGGATACTAAAGTTGATGTTGTGTATTGCTTTTTGGAACTACACAGAGCAACAATTGCTGAACTTGTGTCTGCTGATGTACAAGTGTTATTGACCGATTCAAACGTGCGCAAGGTGCACGCTCACCAAGGCACGGAAGGTGACAGAGTCATGGTAATACACTTCGGTGGTGGATACAAACTCAATAGTATATTGTATCAACGTCAATATTTGTGTACTGCACTCACCAGAATGAAATCGCACTTGGTGTGGGTCCAATCCGTCAACTGCAATGACAATTTACGACAGATAATCAAGCACTCAATTGTTGGGGGTGGAATGACAACATCAAAATTACCTCTACAAGTGGAACCGTTGAAGTTATTGCGAAGATTGACACAAGCAGAAATAGTTATCATCAAAGCCTATTTAGCCTCGTTCAAAGACACACCAGACATGCACAAATTGGACACCCTCACAAAAAGTTTTGTCAAGGATCTCAGTTATGAAGTGTGCTGGGACAAAATCAAGTTAAGCATAGCAAATACAAGACTGACTATCACTGAGAATGGTACCAAAATCACACCTTGGTACCACAAACCCATTTTCAACAGTCAACAAGATAGAATCAAAAACTTATTGAGCCCGCTCTTAGACAAGATGAGTCAAGAACAATTGTTGCAATTTACGGGTAGCAAGGGAGATGAACGGTCCACAATAGAAGAGTCAGAAACAAGCACAGTGACACTCAGGAGAGATTCAACAAGTAGTGTTGATTCAAACATAACAGTCTTATACGACGACAACGCACACAGTGTTGATTTGGATGATGCTATGATACGTATGGCATTTGAAGACAGTGAATCCGGTGCATTGATCAGTGACAACAACACACAGAGTGAAGGATCCAAAGAATCGTATGTGACCAGTAATATTGAAACTTCATATTCAACTAACTCAGGAAGTCAATCTGACGGAAGTGTGGAAATCAAACCAGAGAAGAGCAACCTGATAATAGAGAAGGTAATTTTGACATGCCAAGCATGGTGTAGTATCATCAAATTGTGCGACGCACTCCTAAGCTGTCATGTAACAGGAGCTGATTTACCATTATTAATGATGGGTGAAGTGGTGCGCGTGAAAATGTTTAATGGTTGTAGCTTTGCGGCAGGACTCAAATTTAGCTTTGAAGATGGTGAATACGTATTGATTTCATCAATGCACCCAAATTCTGGCGACAGTTTAATATCATCGATATGCGGGGCTCAAAGAGGAGTAAGTGGTCATGAAAGTAAATTGCACATGGTTCTAAAATTGTTGGACGAACACTGTTCAGAAATCAGTACAGAATCAACATATTCGTACTTAGCCGGTAGATTCATAGAGCGCTTGAGTAACCTAGGTGCATCTTGTTTAGAGGGAGGTTGTGACTTCGAGTCAAGAAACAACGGCGCTAGATGGCTCAATGTCAATACCGAATTCATTGAAAGTATCGGCGTTGAGCAGAGTGAGATACTCGAGGTGCCAACTCACCAAAGGATTAATGACGTCATAGTGATGCGCGACGGTGGAAATCTCATGCTCCCTGCAAACAAAATAGTTTACAGTTTGAACGACGTGATAAGAGTACAAAATGGGATCCAGGGTACTGAGATGTTAGTTGACATGTCATTATCAAACAGGCAGTTAGCAGATGACATCATGGAACAAAAAATCACAGCTAAGCTCACTGAAAGCATCATCATTTACACACCAAAACAACTGGCAACAAACAATTACAGTTTCATCGAAAATCACGTGAATCAAAACAACATTGTACATGTTTCGGGTCCATGTATGGATGACACAATAAGCGGGTTACTAAATGCCATCGGCATCGGCTTCATCAACAAGGTGTGCAGGAAAATGAATTGTGATATTGTTGGTATCGATGCACAAACCATCAGTTTACAAAACATTAGTGGTTTCAGATTGGAACTTGAGAACATGAGCGAATTGGAATCAAAACACATACACGTTGTGAACCAAAAGAAAATTAAAAACTTAGCTGCCAGATTGGAAGGCGCTTCAAAGCCCGATGGAGCTGCAATCACCAAACAAATCAATGAAATACAAACTAATCCGAACTTTATCAGACACGGCGTCACGAGTAAAGACTTGTACATAGGATACGGTGCGTGTGTTGACAAAAGCTTAACGTATGAGAACGTATTCTACTGGAAACGCATAGATGAATCAAACGAGGAAAAATATGACGAATCAACAGGAAAATACTACACAATAGGACAACATGGGAAAATTGTGCACGAAAACAACTTAAGTGGTGCCACAATTCTATACGTTGGTGAGTACGCCCTATGTGTGGCTAATAGTAACTGGCAAGATTGTGATCTAGTATGCTATCCATGCAAAGCTGAAACACGCAAAGTCAGATCATTTTGCTTCAGTGACAACTCGACAAAACCAGTGCACATACCAAGAAGATTGTACGCAAAATTGCTGTCAAGAGTTATGGTAGAAGAGTGTGATTTGGACGATCTGCTTGCATATGCCAGAGCTCAATTGTCAACAATGCTATACACCAGTAAAGGTGTGCGAGAAGATATACACCAAGACCTTACTGAGGTGTTCAAATACTGTGCTGTGGTCATCAACATTGCGAATAGAAACCGCAAATTTATCAAATCTGCAGATGTACTACTTAAAGGTGCACCTGATGGCACACTACTCAATACACTGTGGGATATTGCACAGTCAACGGTGGTATCAAAGGTGCTGCCAATGTTAGGAAATGTTAAATGGTTAGACATTATCCGACACAACTTGGAACAAAAGCAACCAAAAATATCTCAAGTGTTACTGTCATGGTTAAAAGATGTCCACGTTATTGAAGTCCCACAAAGATACAGAATAATATCAAGAAAGTTCAACAATGGGCTCAGAAATGAAACCTCAGCTGACAAGAAAAACAAATTTGATGACACAGATGAAGGTCCAAAACACTTTGAGCCACCCAGCAATTACAAGAAAAGTTTCAAGCGGCGGAAAAGCGCAAGAAGACGAAGTGAGAGGCAGGACGAAGCACCTAGTGAGTGTAATAAGACAGCGAAAGTGAGCGAAAGTGCAAAAAACCAGCTCACAACCACTAAACAGATGGAAACAAAACAAACTGAAAACTTAGTTGAACAGCCAGATGGACGGCAAGTTTGTGTCGAAACCCCGCAGATGAACAATAATGTCTCAATGGCAAAACCTGAAAAATTGGAAAGTACCGTAGGTGAGATGCCTGACGATGAATTCTATTTGAGCGATGACACTTTGGAACAATTCAAGTCATTGGTGGCGGATGGCAAAAACTTGCCGGGAAAATTAGACAAAGATGTTGTCAGATACAACAATCTAAAGCAACAGAAATTCGCTGGACCAGATAGCTCTGACACTGATAGTGATGGTAGTGAAGACAAGGTGCAAGTTGTTGGTCTCAAAACGAACAGTCTGGTGGGTGACGGTATATCAGTAGCGAGAGCCATTAAGTACATTATCGCGATACCCTCAATGTGTGGCAAAACCACAATATACAACAACAATGAATCATACACATTTGACATGAACTTCTTAAGAACCATGGAAAGCTACAGTGAAATTGCCGATGCATTAATGGCTGTCAACGATATACCGGGAATTGTGCGACACCAGCTCAAATTTTTGAAACATGTGATTACCACTGAGAGTGACATAGTTTTACTAGCTGAGAATCTCATCTTGTGTGAGCCTCTTGACGTTCCAGGAATTGTGTTGATGCCCACACAAGAGTTGTATATGGAAAATTTAAGCAACATAGATGATGAGCGAAGAGTGAAAGCGTCTGTCAAGACCTTCCAATCTTTAGTTTGCTTGCCACACTATGAGTTTTCGATTTTTGAGGATTTGGAGCGAGTCTTTTCCTACGGTGAATTCATAGAGTTTCAAATGATGACCAACCACATCAAGCAAATCAAACCACTCACATACGTCAAGAATAGCGAGAATTGCACACTGGAACAAATCAAACAATCAATAATGAGTGCTCTTGGTTACAACAGGGATGATGGGAGAATTGAGGACAAGAAGCCAGAAGTGAAAACTTCAGCACACAAGAGAACACTTTGTATGGTGTACGCTGGTAGTGTGGGCGATAATACTCCACTCAATGCAATATTGGAGCTCGTCCACGATGAACTAGACGTGACCGTGTTGGCGCCAAAAAATGCGCCAATTTGGTACCACAACGTCGAATATTTCAACTACATGGAAGACTACGATGTGATGACAACGGCATGTTTGGACAAGCAAATACCTACACTGCTGCCTGTGGTAGTTAACAAAATGTTAGGCACGATTCACGAGATCACAATTGAAAGAAAAAAGCGATTTGACATGACGATCACTGTATTCTTTTCACTTGAAGGTATGACGATTAGTGGAACTGAACGAAACTTCGTGCTCATACCACAATATCACAAAATCAACGAAGTTGGAAAGTGTTTGAACGCGCAGGGTGGTATCGGACAACTAGTGCGAACACTCATAGCGCAAAAAGGTGCCGGGAGAGAAGAGGTTTGGACTGTGGCTAGTGATTTGCTAGTTGAAGAAAAGCTACCAAATTTGGGATTTTTACAGCCACTCTCTGCATTTGAGATGGATAGTCACACAGCATTGTTTATGCGCTGGATGAAAGAACACAACCACAAACAGGCTAGTTTGGTAACGCTGGGTTCTATGCGACCAAACAATGTGGGGAAAAGGCTAGCAGCTATGGTAAGATCAGCCGAAAAACCAGTTGTTCTGGTGCTCGGCGCCGCGGTGAAATCAACTAGTGAATTGTTGTTAGGAAGTATACCAATTCCCATGAACGTCGGCACATACCAAACCAAAGATGTACTAATGTTACCCAAACTTAAGTACGCAATTTGTGGTAATCTGTTAAAACACGTTAGCAGTCACGGGGGATTGGGCACTGTCACTACGTTTGCACTGCAAGACATCCCGCAAACCATATACCCTGTGGCTTTTGATCAAAAAGACAATTTGACAATGTTGCCCAGCATCACAACAAAGATAAAAAGAACACTTGAGGAAGAGATAAATTTGAGCAGAATAAATGTATGCTCATTGTTTGGCATAGACGCCCCACCACCAATATTCATTAATCAATTATGTTTAACTAAAATCACCGAACCTGTGATGAGCATTGACAAACACAAACGTTTTGAAAATGGATTTTACTATTACAGTAGGGTTACTAATTGTGAACAACAACCCACTGTGGCCAACAGAGAATGTGTAGTTAAAAGCTGTATTGCTTCACTACGACATCAAGAAGTCAACGTAGACAGCGTCCTTGAAAGAGAATTCAATGCACTAAGTTTGACACATGATTTCAGAGATCCCATGAGTGTGATGTGTGCAATGATGAACACAAAATACAATATTATGATAATTCACAAAACTGATTTACATCATTTGTTTAGACACGAGAACCATGCAACAATCAAACTCTTGGTGAACGATGATGTTACACATTGCGATTGGTTCACGAATGAGGAGTATGATAGTGGTCCAACTGTACCATCTGTTGAGATAGCTATAGAAGATTATATCGGCACAACTGATCCATTTGACGCAACGGTCGCAGCACGAGAGATTTTAACGCTATTACAACTAGGGACAATGAAACACAGCACTGAAGATTACATGGATATTCTAAAGAAACAAGGTGCCAATTCATTAAAGTACATTAACACCAACACAATACGTATGTTTGCTGCAAGAGCATTCAAGGCGAAAAACCGCAGTGGGAAAATAGCAATGAGAACCACTGATATAACACAAAGCGTGACGGTGATACCCTGTAATATAGGTTATGTGACGCAGAGCAGCACTTTTAAAACAGGAACGTTCATGAGAGTTTACAACAGTGACGGCTCGTTCGAAGCTATATGTTTACACGACTCCGAAACAAAAACTACATTGATGGTTACAGGAGTGCGAGCTCCGGACGCGAGCACCATCATGATTGAAAAACTAGGTGACCTTAACATCACATTTAGACTTGACAGTATACACAAACGCCCAACAATAGGCCAGAGTCTCAGATGCGCAATTAATAAATCATCAAAAATACTCGCGAACAGCATGGGCATTGGAGTGGTGAGCACAGGTGTGATTGGTTGTGACGTGGTATACATCCACAACACTTGGAATCGAAAACACCATTTAGAAAAGGAGAGAGAATGTATAAGAACAGCTAAAGACTTGCGCATAATCCCAGTTGACATTGAACCAAAACTCAAAACTCAACTAAAGAGAGGTGGGATCCCAAGACCAATAATCTTGCAAGGTCAATACAAAAGGATATTCGAAATTGTGGCTGAAAGTCACAAATCACATGATGCAACATCCAGATTTTTAAGGGCAATGCAAGAAGTAACACCACTGACGGCGACAAGTTTTGATGTGACAAGGTTAAACGATGAAATAATCAAGAGCTTATTATCACTGTCTTTAAGTAAAATAGACACCGACACTGAGAAAGTGCTTGCATACAAAAACGTGGTTGACACTGTATACCCTGCAAAAACCACACTGAGAGAAGTTCTAAGCATTACATACAATGGAGATGTCTTCAGTGCGGATGCAGGAGTAGATAATTCAATATTGAGACCCACAAGGTATTGGTTAAGTGCAAATCGAGTAGATGAAAATTTTGATGTCCCAATGGTGAAAGTAGAAACACAATTCCCTGCCAAAATGCTAACCACATTAGTTTCAAACAGACACAAATTCACAAGTGATCATTTGTTGATTGCTAAAAATTTTTCGGTATACCAAATAGAATTCTCAGGTAGTGGTATCGAACAATACAAACACAATTTGTGGGCAGAAACAACTGAAAGACTAAACAAACAACACAAATGGGATTTGCCAACAGTGGGAGCGTTGCCAGATTCCGTCGAAACAGTCACTGACAAAAAGTCTAACGCCAAAGAAGCATCCAAATTGGCAGACTCCTTGGTTGTGTATGAGAGGCAGCAAGAAATAGCTGAGTGTGCTAGTGAATCGACATGGGTTACAAGCAAGAACTGTAGATTGATCGATATGTATGAAAACTCAGAGGGACTCATGTCGTTTGACATAGTAAAAATTGATGATTTGGCAGATGCGAAAACAATGGATTACTGGGACAACACAAATCAACTTATCGACCCAATAATCCACTTACCATTAGGAGCTAACACAGCAAAGGCACGAATACAACCTCAATCAATTGGATATTCAACAAAATTGATTATGGAAGAATACCCAAAATATGCGAGACCAGCTCTCACACGGGCCTTCGGAGAAGAGTTCAACAGTATGACATCGCGGTATGGGCACTACGAAAAATTGGCTGAAAAAACAATATCTGTACAAAATGAGTATCAAATGTTCGTCCACAATTATTATCGTGACGATCACAAACAAATACTCTCTGCTTATAAGAATAATGAAATCAGATTTGATATTGAAGATGTTAAGGACTGGATAAGTCAACACAAATACCCCAAATACATACTAAGAACACTGAAACAACATGTGGAGGGCAGTTGGGAAATGCACAAAATAAATGACACAGAAGTGCATGCCAAAGTTGAACAGGTCACAAAATTGAATAAAATGTCACAATGGTACAGTGAAATGATATCAAGAAGTATTGTAGCCGGCAGTTATGCTATTTCGGCAATCTTTGGAAGTATGTTTATAAAAGTCAAGAAACGATTGATTGATGTTTTGAGCAAGAAGATACTGTATGCTGATGGACTTACTCCACAACAGTTGGGGACACACATGGCAACGATCAAAAATGTCCAATCATTCATTGAAGATGATTTAACAAAACAAGATAGACAAACTACACACTTATTAATAGGAGTTGAACGGCTAGTTTACTTGGGGTTGGGCCTGAACCAGGACCTTTGTGATTTTTACCTCCAATGTCACAGGGAATGGAAATGGAAAGGACACGGCACGAGTGGATATTGTGATGCAATGCGTTTAACAGGGCAAGTAACGACAGCGCTTGGTAATATGATTGTTAACTTAATTGTGCACAATAGACTATTTGCGAGAAATGTCGACAAAATAGAACAAATGTATGTGTTGGGGGATGATAACATTATCTTCGCAAACAACAACATTGACATCCAGGGTCATGGTACAACAGTTAGAAAGTATTACAACATGATATCAAAAGTCAAATCAAATGAAAACGTTGGAGTGTTTCTGTCCATGATTGTACACAAGATGGGTGATACAGTAGGTTTGTGCCCATATTACAAGAGATTAAGAGAAAATTTCTCTGTTTGCAACTATTCTTTCAACCCACTTGAAATGGGCAGCAAAATTGACAACAGAACTGTTTCGTACTGTTTTATGTTAGGTCAGATTGAAGAGTCACAAAACATTTGCAAAAGTATTTGTCCAAATGCTATCATACCAAATTGGTACAATGTGAAATCAGCTGTCGAAGCTAATGCCGTTTATGACAACGTGTGCGCAGCACAAGTTGAATTGCACATTGGTGCATTGTTGTACATGATGAAAAACAGAAGCAAGGTGATAAGAAAGAAATTCACTCACTGGTCAGAAAGAGTGCCCAAAGGTGCACAAAATGCCAAGTAGTCCCACACAATGAATTGACACGACACATCATCATCTCTGTGAAGATTTCACAGACAACTCAAATAAAAATTTGAATGTAAATTATGATCGCTG